ATGCTAGGAAAACTCGGAAAAGCCGTGCTGCGCCGCCGCCCGCCGCAGCCAGTGCGCCGGCGGGCAATTGATCGCGATGATTCGGCGCAGCCGGGTGATTTAACGACGGCGAGCAGCTATGCTTTTCGGCGCAACCGCACGTTGACCGGTAGTCTTCTTTCCGAAATTTCGAGCCCGAGTGAGCATCGCGCTGATCTTAAGTCGCCGCGTGTGCAGGCGCATACACTACGCTATCATCGCCGTAAGCTTGTATTGCGATTGTTTGTACTTGCGGCGGGCATCGTTGGTCTCGCATGGATACTTTATCAATCAGTTGTTTCGCCAAGTGTTACGCTTGTTGGTGTTGATTCGCCGTCTACCGAAACGACGCAGCGCTATGAAAAAGCAATTCAGGATTACCTCGCGGCTCGTCCATTTGAGCGGTTGCGCGCGTTAATAGATGTCAAATCCCTCGTTGATTATCTGCAGCATGATTGTCCGGAGGTTCAGTCCGTTGAGCCGACGATTGCCTTTGCCGGGTTTGGACGCGCGAAATTTTCTATCGTCGTGCGCCATCCGGTTGTGTCGTGGCAAGCGGGTGCGACTCTCGTGTTTGTCGACTCTAGCGGCGCGGCGTTTTACCGGAATGTGCCCGAGTCGCCTGTCGTGCAAGTCATTGACCGTACGGGCGTTCAAGCGACGACAAATAAGGTCCTTGTAAGCAATCGATTTTTGGAATTTGTCGGCAAGGTCGTTGGGTATTTCTCGGCGCAAAAGTATACTGTTTCAAGCGTGATTTTACCTGAAGGTACAACGCGTCAAATAGAGGTGAAACTTGAAGGGGTAGGGTATCCGGTTAGGTTGTCGATTGATCGTGCGGCAGCAAGCCAGGTTGAAGATGCGGTACGCGCTATCCGATATTGCGCCGAACACTCGGTCAACCCGGCATATCTTGATGTGCGGGTGAGCAGGCGAGCATTTTATAAATAGAAAAGGTCACTTCTCTTGCCAATTGGGGGATGTTCTATTTTTGTTCGTTTTATCGTGATTGAGCGAGTGAGAGGAGAAACTATATAAAAATATAAAATCGTATAAAAATCAAATAGGGCAGAAAAGCCAAAAAAAGATAGTGGGGGAATGTTTTTAACAAAAATGCAAATTAGCGGTAACCAGATATTTTTTGTGGATAACTTATGCGAAGACTAATTTCCTAAGAGTATAGTGTTGTTGCGAGTTGATTTTAATTGATTGAATGCGGCTGCTGCTCAAGATGTATTGACGCGCGTTAAGCGCGTTAAGCGATAGACGCAGTAGATATAATAAATAAGACGCAATTTTCGAGTAAATCCCCTACGAAAGATAAGAGTAGTTTTTTTGTAAAGTAAATTAGCGCTCACAGCAGATGGATGCTAATTCATATTCTTGCACGATATTTTAAGTCGTAAAACGGACATTGTGCGACGTTAACTCCACTACAACCCTCATCTTTCAAAATCCCGTGTTATGATAGCCTCATCATTAACTAACCTGTACGAAAGGATGAAAATACTCGTATGGACGAAACTACTAATTCCCCTCTAAACTCAGATAATTTACTATCTGTAATATCACGTGTTTGGGCTACAAAAGAAGTTTCTAAGCGCACGAATAATCCCTATTATCAAATTCACATTGCATTTGGTGATACCTACACGCTTGAGGCGTTTCTCACTAAGGAGCAACTCGCGCTGATCGGTCTTGCGCAGGAGCGTCGCAAGAAGGCTGAAATTGATGCCATGATTTGATCTAATCATGTTCCCCCTTTGTTCTTTTACAATAATCAACCCATGGGCTTCCAGGATAAAAGCCCTCTAAACACCTGGGTAGCCTTATTTGCGCGATAGGGCGGGCTGCTTCTCCACCATAGCATTAAGTCGCGCAAGAAAGGTGTTTGGATATGTTGCAGGCTTTTGGCGCAGGCGAAGCTGTGTTCCCTGCCGATACAATTACAACGTTCACTACTGCGGTGACCGGTGTACTCTCGGCGAACATTGGTGTGGTGATCGGTATCTTGGCGTTTGTCTTCGGTATTAAATTCATCATGCGCCTCTTTAACAAGAGCACCCGCGGTCATATGTAAACCGTGTGCCCATAACATTAACGTTGTGGGCTAAATATCTAGATTTCGTTTTAATTAATTTAACTATGATTTGTTTCTTGACCTCTTTAGAAATCTAGATATTTAGCTCACAAAGAAAGAGTAATTATCAATGAGTTTTCTACTTTTATTATCACTTATCATTTTGAACTATCAGATTTATAAGTTATCGCAGCTACTTATTGCGATAGATGAGCAACGTGTTGATATTGCTCGTTTTCAAAATGATAAGTCCTCTGTGGAGTCGGACAATGGCAAACACTGAAGTTATTAACCTTATATTACAGTTAACGAAAGAAATGCTGATATATATGCTTCCGATTATCGGTTTACTTTCTGGTCTTATGCTTATTTTGTCGTTTTTACTTCACGTTACTATTAATGCTGTAAAGAAGTTCTAGCCATGTGGGATGTTGTAGCTGCGCATTCCTTTGCACAGAAAGTAGCTATTGTGATCACTTTTGCTATTGTTGCGTTTATTGTTTATCAATTTAGGTTTACGCGTCATGATTAAGTTATTTAAGTTGTTATTCCCCTACCCTTTTTCTTATACTTCTCGATTTACTCAGTTATACCTTGTGTTTTGTTTTGGTTTTTTGTCTGCTTTTTTTATCGCTGGGATTTTTAGATTTATTTTGTTGTTAGTTTTTATATCAATGTATTTGTGTTATCGTACAGAGTTCTTTGATTACAGAGGTAATTATCATGACGAGCATTAAGCGATGTATGTTAATTGCTTTAGCGGTATTATTGTCGTTATCTAGCGTTATTGTGGTTTTTTCAGAGGAATCGTTTGCAGTTAGTAAGTATGACGAAGTGTATCGTAAGGCTGAGAATCTTGAAGTTCGTTATCCTACTGGTGATAGTCGTTTTCCTAAAGTTGATGTTACAGACTCTTGGGGTCCTATGATTTTTTCCACAGAGTCTAAGATAGTGAATCGTGATTATGGGAATTTTAAGTTATCTGATGTTTATCATAAGATGTATGATAGTTGGAATAAGGCGCTTGCTAATGGCTCCTATGCGGTTTCACTATTCGAGTCAGAACCTGTGGGCGTTTTCGGTCGTTTTACACAGGTTGTTATTCACTGGACTGAAGATAAATCTTTATCTCTTAAGTGGCATGAAAATAGTATTTCGTTATTTTCTAAGGGTAATAAAAAGCCTGTTTATCAGGCGCATTTAGCTTATCTTTGTAAAAAGGCTGTATGTAGTGAGGGTGATCCACCTCGTGACTATGTGGTTGGTGTAGTTCCTGAATTTGATACTAATACTGGTGAGTTAGATACTTCTTCTGCTGGTCGTTTCTTTTCATCTCGGCGTGGTTATCATTTTTTAGGTTTTTTGGCTAATATTACTGATGAAAATATGAATTATCCTGATGGTTATGAGGGACAAGAGATTAATAAGACATATAATAAAAAGTCAGTTCTTCGTCCTGATTTTAAGTATGATTTGAATGGTATGACTTTGGTGGCTACTGATCATAAAAAGGATTTGCCTAAAGTCGCAAAAGATTCTGATGTTGGGTATTATAAATGGACAATTTTGTGGTCTGTTTTTATTTGTCCTGATGGTTGGGACGATCATAAATCAAGGTGTGATACTCATGGTGATGCATATGATACTCAGCGCACAAATGTAGAAGATACGTTTACGTATACGTTTGATAAAAAGATGGATTACGTTATATCTGCTGAGTATGTGCCGGTGTTCTGTGTAAGAGAAGTGTTGAATGGTTCGCCTTGTAGAAGTGTGTCATTAGCTGAGATGGCTGGTAAACAATATGCTGAAGATTATGAACTTGGTTGGACATATGTGCATTTGAAAGTTGATGGCAGTATACAATCTGGCGATACTCGTGACGCTGAGTGCAATGAGATTGGTTATTGTAAGCCAAAGTCCCAATATGAAGATTGTTCAAAGTATGGTGTTGATAAGCTTGTTGATTTGGTTGGTTGTTGGGTGCGTAATGCATTGATTTGGTTTTTGTCATTCATAAAGTGGCTAATAGTACCCTCTACTTCTGATTTACAGCGTTCGGTGGATGATTTAGGTAAAACGTTAAGCGGTAAGCTTGGTTTTTTGTGGTATCCATTTGAGTGGATTTTTAAGTTATTTATTCAGTTTACACGTTCTGCTAATACTTGTTCATTTGGTGTTAGTGGTATACCATTTGCTGATATAAATGGTAGATTTTTTGGCAATCGCGTACATTTGTCTGTGTGTTCTGCTGAGCGCGATTTACCTCAAGTTTATAATGTCTCGGTGTTTTTTATACGTATAATTACAGTGTTTGGTTTGTTATATGCGTTATACCGTCGTATTATAGCAATGCTTTCTGTTGATCGAGCAATATCATTTGCGAGGGGTGATCATAAATGATAGTTAGTTTGTTGCTGTTTGTTGCAGTGGCGATTTTGAAATGGATTTTATCTATTTTACCTTCCCTTCCGTCAATGCCGAAAGCAATTACTGATGTATTGGATTTTCTTCATACGTTCTTGGGCTCTATGTTTGGTTTTGTTGTTCATATTTATGGTGTGCCGTTAGTTTTTGTGGTTGTTTCTTTGCTAGTTTCGATATTTTTATTTAATCAAGGTTATATGGTTGCTGTATGGATTTTGAAACGTATTCGTTTATGGAAATAGGAGGTTGTGGTATGCTAGTTGTATAAATAACTGAAAGGTAAAATAAAAATGCAAAATATGGTGTATGATAGTGCTGAAAACTCTATTCGTGGTGATTTAAGTACTAATACTAATACAACAACTTACGTATCAAAAGCTGATATGTCTAATAATTTTGTTCCTGCTATTCTTGCCTCTGGTTTGTTTTTGGGTGTGATGTCTTTGGTTTTGTTTTTTGTAGTTTTAATTAAGTTTTGGAATATGATGTGTGATGTGAAAGATATTAAGGGTCAGTTGCAAGAGATTCTGGACAGAAAGGATTGTAATGCCCAATTATCTACCTCTATTAACCAAATCCAAGAAAATAACGATTCAGACGATTCTTGATGATATAAATTCTCGAAAGGATAAAGATTTATTTCGCCCGTCTGGTACACAGGTGTATGTTGGTCGCCAAGGCTCTGGCAAAACTGTTTCTGCCGTTTATCATGCTATAAAATTAAAAAAGCGCTATCCGAAGTGCATTATTGTTTCAAATCTTAAATTAAATTTTCTTGAAGCGGTTGATGCTATTGATTATTTGCGTGACTCTTCCCTTTTTAATCCAAGAAAACAATATGTATTATTTAATTCAATGTACACGCTTGAGCGTGTTTTGGTTGGTGTTAATAATGGTAAATTTGGTGTCGTTTATATCATAGATGAGATACATACGTATTTTAATGCGTTAGACTCGAAAAACATTCCGATGTTTGTATTTACGGAAATATCTCAGCAGCGTAAGCAACGAAAGCTTATAATTGGCACGTCACAGCTATTTATGCGTGCTGCTAAGCCGTTACGTGAGCAATGTGATAATGTTATCGTCTGTAGCACTTTAATGGGCGTCCTGACGCTTCAAAAAGCTTATGATGGTGAAACGCTTGAACAAGATTATAGCGGGCGTTTAATTGGTGATAAACGTAAAACCGGTTTCTTTATTCACACAAGAGAAATCCGAAATGCTTATGATACGTATCAAAAGGTTGTATCCGGTAAAGATCAACTCGATGCGATTGAAAAGCCGGTTCAAATTGAAATAAATGGAAAATTGCTAAAACGGTAAAATATTTGTCGGGTGATGTCAAGGTTACCTTGACGAGCCCGACAATGTGTCCCTACTTGATAATAGGGACACATTGTGCATAGTAGACACGCGATGTCTATAATTCATTACGCTAATTTGGGGGTATAAATTATGTCATACTATAGTAAAGAGTCTGATGTTCGTGTAGTGTCAGATGTTGTGAAAGAGTATCCTCATATGATTCGTATCTACATTTATCATAATTCATTCCCTATCAACCCTACCCCTAAGTTGATCGCAAGTCGTAGAAAAGATAAGCCCGACGATGTTGATATTATTCGCTCAATTCGTCGTACGCGCACAACGATTTATGATTTAATTCTATCTAATAAGTTCGATTATTGGTGTACATTTACTTTTTCTGCAAAAGTTGGTGACCGTTTCGATGAGAAGTATTGCCGTCACACTATGATGGTTTGGCTGCGTAATCAGCGTCGACATTCTCCTAATCTGAAATATCTTGTTGTTCCTGAGTATCATAAGCGGTGTGAGGATTGTGTGAATGTAAAAGCTAAGACGTGTCCTCATCATAATCGACCGAAAGCTGTGCATTTTCATGCGCTTATTGCTAATTTTAACGGTGCTCTTCGTCTCACAAAGCTGCGCACACAAGCGGGTCAAAAGGTATATAATGCTACTGGTTATCGTTCTGGTTTTACAAAGTTTGTTGAATTATATGATACTGAAAATCCCGAAAAGCTTGCAAATTATATGACAAAATATATCACAAAAGATATGCCAAAGTTTGGCGGTAAAAAACGTTATTGGGTATCTCAGAATTTAACTCGTCCGAAAAGCACAGTTAATGGGATATTCGCGTTTCGACTTGAAAAGCTCATCTGGAACAGGATGCCAAAATACGTCACTAACGATTTCGAGGTTTTGGAAATTCCGAAAACTTCAGGTATTGCGCTTACGCGTGATGTGCAAGGTCACTTATTAGATGTTCCAGCAGCCTCTACGGATGAGAAAAAACGCCTGGCTGCAATGCGCAAGAGATCGCGCGAGGGCGTGGATATATTTGCGCATTCACCAAGCGTTTGCACTTCAATTAGCCGTTAGGCGTATTGCAAGCATGAAAAACGTTTGGTTGTAATCTCGTCAAGTATCTTTGTAAATTTTACATTTTGTATTGTGCGACGTTACATAACTGAGGTAATTAAGGTTATCACACCGGACATTGTGCGACGTTAAGTCTATGTGTAAAACATGAATGAGATTGCGTCCCTTTTGTTACTGTTTGGTTGATTCCAAAGATTTATTGCCTCACAACTTTTTAGTTATTTTATATTTACCCTGCCTTTTATGTATGTATGAGATTTTGTCTTTATGCACGTATTTGTTTGTATTTTGCCATCTTTATGCTAGTTTTTCTCAAGCTTATTTTATTAGATTTCATTATGTATATATTTATTGTAACTACTTACATCTACAAAAATCCAAACTTTTGCGTTTGAGCTTCCTGAGCAAATCGTTAAAATTAAAATGTTCTATATTTGTTCTAAACCTGTTGGTTGCTGGACAAAATATAGATAGGTAGGGCTAGTCCTTGTCGCTTATCGATTAGCTTTAGTAGAGTCTCGCTTACTCATGCGATAAGGTTATACATCACAAAGACCAGATCTCTAAATAACACTCCAAATTACTATAAGCATAAGTTAGATGTTAGAACTATCAATTTTAGGTGTACTCTGGTTTTCAATGCGGCGCTGTATTTTTTCAGTATCTTCAGCTGCTGGAAAATCCTCTGGGTTCATACCTTGCTGATTGCGAATAGTCGTTCTAACTGCGTCATTATTATCGTTATTGTCATGAAGCACAGCGTTATACGATGATATCCCGTAATTCTCTATATTAGCTGCCGTCATTTCGTTCGCCAATGTTTTACCTGCCAGCACAACGTTGTGGGCTTTATTAGCCCAAGGTTTGTTTCTGGTGTTTAGCTTTCTTTTCATCTGCTTATTAGTTTTGCCGCCGAAGAAAGACTTATCGCCCTCGCCTTTTATTCTAGCTAACCCTCTTGAACTAATACCCGCCTCAATGATACTAGAGGATAATCTCTTGTCTGATTCGGAAAATTCACGCCGACGAGCAAGTCTGTCCATGTCTTGTCTATATTTATCTGACATCTCCTGCTTGCGTGTTTGAATAGCAAAATATGCCTGAGCCTCCGCAATCTTAGGTTTTTTAACGGGACTACCGTTTTGAGCAATAATATAACATGCAAAACGCGTAAGCTTTATATCATCTATAGCTCTTGGGTTGCCGTACCCTATAGAAACCATTTTCGACACATCTCGAAAATGGTTTTCCACAGGAACACCTGTTTTAGATATTGCTATTTTAGCCCGTGTAATTACTGGAATGAAACCATCCCACGCCCCGTATTCAAGAGCTTCGCCAAGCTCCCTAGCATACCAAAACTCACCTTGCTTATCTTCATGCTTGATAGACTCGAAAATGCTATCACTTTGTTTGATTTTTAGCTCGCTTGCCAT